CTTTTGCCTTTCGTTTGTTGGTGACTGACATTATCAGGTAGGTGTACGCGGTCAAGACTGTTGCCAAGAACAGATGTTTTAGAGTGACCATGCACGCCAACCATTTGAGTAACGGTAGATCGCTAACGCGCTGCGTAAATTGTCCTCTAGGTCAAACAGGTCGTCGCAGGTGCGTAACAGGCCGTATGCCTGCAAATAGCCGTTGGCGTAGTACGACGAAGGTTTGCACCAAAAATAGTTAATTTGCATAACCCCGGCTGAACCGCCGTTTGGGTCGTTTGGGTTAAACGCGTCAGGGTTGCAACGGCTTTCACGGTAGGCAACTGCGACCAGTTGTGTGAGTTCGTGTTTAGGCCAGCCAACGTGACGTGCCATGTCAAACACGGTCTGACACGCGTCAGGTTGCGTTATAGGCGTAGTTACAACCGTTGTGGGCGGTGTAGGCGACGCTGGCTCTAAACCCTGCCAAACGGTAATTGGTGCTGGCGCTAAATCGTCGGCTGTGGGTGCAGGCGGCGGTGTCAAAATAAATATTGACATAACGCTAATAAATAGCGATATTGCGGTTTTGCTGATGAGTGTCATAGTGACCTACTTTCTCGGTAGGTGACCAGCCTAAACAGGTTTTGTTGCCTCTGTGGGTGATACCCCGAAAACGGCTTGCCAGCGCTGTTTTGCGATGATCGGGTCGTTGGCGACGTGTGGGTCAATCTCTATGTGATACCAGTCGCCCTGCTCGACTGACGGTAGCGGTTGCCATGTGCCACGATCGCATTTCCATGAGCGTTGCATTGCGTAGTCAATTACAAGTTGTATGCCAAGATGATCGGCGTTTTCTAAACACTTGACAATAAACGCTAGTGACGCTTTGCGGCCGTCTTGTTTGCCAAGTTTCTTTTGGTTGAGCCAACGGTACGACAAGTCCATTGCAAGACCGCGCGCATGGTTACTGATCGTGCCGGGTCGCCCTCTTACGTCACGATGCACAAATGTGCCGTTATTCCACAAACTGCCAGCGCTATGCAAACAGGCAAGTCGCGCCCATTCCGCTGTACCAGCCAACGCAGACTTTACGACTGGCTGTTGTGTAACTATGTAAGCGCGATTAGGCATTGTTATTTAGTTGGTTTTTTTATGCCGTTAGATGCAACAATGCCTGACAATGTGCCAGTTAAAAAAACGACAATGGTTGACATTAAGTCAATGAAACTGGCGTCATTGGGCGACTGCTCTAAAGGCTGTGAGACAAAAAGCAATCCGTACGTAAAACCTAAAACTATGGTGCTAAAAACTATGGCAAGTAGTACGCCTACGGTAACGATCATGCGTGCGTGTAGTTCGTCGGCGGTGTATCTGTGTCGAGTCATGGTGTTATGCCGCATCGGTCGGGCACGTTGCAGTTGTCTAGCGTCATGTTTTTGACGCGTGACTTAACGGTAATTGTGTTGTCGCGTGTTGTTTCGCAAGCGGTCAGCATAAGTATTAAAGCAAATAGCCCGTAACGCATCGCATTGTTACGGCGCTGGCGGATACGGGTTTGCGTCTTTAACGGCTTGCACCGCTGCTTGCCATGCGGCCTCAGTATTTGTGCCGCGTTGCCATTCAAAAAATATGCCGTCTGATTGCGCTTCGTATTGTGTGCGCCGTGTCGCTTCAACTTGTGCAATTTGATTGCTGTAATTAACTGCAGGCCATTGTGCGTCTAGTTGCGCTTGTGTCGGTTTAGGTGTGCTGTCTAACCACGTTAAACCTTCGTAATTGTCGCCCTCTAATATCCATTGTGCGCCTGCGTAATTGGCATTAAGTATTGCTGCGTAGTCGATCATGGTGCTACTTCCATAACTACTAATGACGAAGTGCCACGACCGAAGGCGGCGGTGTCAGTATCCGTAATAGTTCGGTTTACATAAACTGTGCCAGCAATATTTGTTTTAATTTGTAATTTGTATGTTGTCGCTGAAGTTGTTGCCGGGCTGTCTAAATACCAATTAGTCATTGTTCCAATTTGCGCCGCTGCTAATTCTGGGATAATTGAATTTGACACGCTGCGACTACCTGCCGCGTCAGCATTACCAATCGCTGTTGAAGTGCGAACAATTTGAATACTGCCCATATTTGTAGCAGTTAAACCAAGACCTTGAACTGCATAACCAATCAAAATTTTGTTTGACGCAGAACTAGGCGTAATTGACAAAGTAAGCGTAGTCAAATCAACAAAACTTGTGCTGCTAGTTGTAAATGTGTCAGTCTTTTGAATATATTTTACTTGTTTGACCGCGCCAGCAGCGGCAGCAAAAGTAAAATTAGCGTTGAGCGACGCAGCGGTTAAAACCTCGCCAGCGGTATAAGTAGTTAATGGCATAGTGACCTTACTTTACCCTAAAGCGTTGTCAGCGTTTAGGATACCAAAGGTCAGATCGTCAAGTATTAACTCATAAACAACGGTAGTTGGCGACGTAAAATAAATGACGCTATGCCCGGTGTTTACGTTGATCGTATGCTCGATACCCTCGACTGCTAGTTCCTGTGCCAACTCGGTAGTCGTTACGCCTGACGCAAACGACTTCTCAATTGTGATTGTGTCGCCTACGTCAATCACGGCCACCGTGTCACGCTGTGCGCTGGTCAGCAAAGCAAATGACGTAGCCAGCGACGTGTAACGTGCCTCAGGTTCAGGGTCAAGCAAATAGACCGCCAAGTCAAGCGCCGCCGTGTCGTTATGCAACAGACTGTTAGTGATGCTGTAAGTCTGCACAAAATACTTTGCCTGACTACCAGCATCGTCAGCGACCTGCGGATTGTTACTACCAAGTATTTGCACGACAGCGCGATTAGTTACCTGATCTGCCTCAAATGTTATGCCTACGCCGTTGTACGGAATGTTTGTGCCGTCATCATGAAAGTCGGCGAGTGACGGTGTAAGCGTTGTGCCTAGTCGAGCGTCAAAGACAAGATCTCCCGTACGTGACATAAACAAGCGACCCTGCTCAGCGACGTTGACGTTAGACAAATACCCAAGCACGTTCGTACCCTGCGGAACAGTAAACGCTGCTGCACCGCCTAACGTCTGTGTGCCTGTAGCAATGTCACGTGTCAACGCTGGAAACGCCACCTCGGGTCGATCAAGTACCGCCGTGATTCGAGCGCTGCTCAATTCCTCGCTAACGTTAAATTCGTCTAAATATGTTTGTGCCAACAAATAAAAATCGTCTGCACAAAACACGGTTACCGTGTCCAAACCGCCCAACGCAAAATTGTAGTCAAAATTGACAATTTTTCCGACAAACAAATATTCTTTGACGTTTAGCGAACTGTAACGCGACAAGCGCACTCGACGCATAGGCGCTAAACCTGGTTGGGCTTGCGGTGTGTCGTAGTACGGCGAGTTAGTGTCAAACGGGTTAAATATGCCTGCCGTGTCAAGCATGGTAAACGACATTGTGCCAGCACTAAATTGGTCGCCTTGATCGCGACGACCACGCCTAACCGAGATGCTGTTTACGCCGTCAAGCACACTTGCAAAATCTGTTGTACCGTCAAGCACATATTGAGTGTTATCAAGTTTGCCAGCGGTCAAGTCGTCAAGCAGAAATGCGTCTTGTATAAACCCTGTGTCAATCTCTAGGTCATAGTTGCCACTAGCAACAACGGCTGTACCTGCCATTACGACGCGATCTGTAAGTCGAGTGGCCCGTTAGTGCGCTGGTAGGCCAGCAAACTGTTTAACACGCTTTGACCGATCTCAGCGCTGGTTGACATACCGCCAGTTACGTTTATTGTTACGTCGCCACTACCGCGCGCTGCGATGCGCTCGGCGTTACCAAATGTTGTTAGACCGCCTTGAATTGTTACTAGGTCGCCACCACCGCCTACGCCACCGCCACCGCCGCCTGACCCGCCTTTACCGCCACCAGCGCCTGAGCCACCGCCTATAACTGGCGACACTACGGTTGGCATACCTGCACCCGCTTCTCGAGCCATACGATCTGCCGTGCGCGTATCGGCAGTTACTGTCGTGCCACCGCCACCAATACGACCCAAACTGATTGTCGGCAATTGACCAATATCGCTAAACGGGTTTATTAAATTCATGCCACTAATAATTAAGTTGATTGCACCGATAAACGAATTGGCAAACAATTCAAAACCACCAATTAAACCGTTCAAAACTATATTGACGCCATCTCTAAAACTTTGAAATTTTGTGTATGCAATAGTTAATGCAGTTATTAGAGCGCCAATACCAATCATGATTATGCCAAACGGGTTCAATGCCATTGCAATATTTACTGCAACAATTGACGCCGCAATTGCCGCAATCGTGCCAGCAATAATTGTAAATGCTTTTGGATTGTCTTGTGCCCAATCTGCCATTTTTTGCAAATA